GTCAAATTCTACATCAGGTGCTCTCCGGCATTGCACTACCGCACCTCTGCGATTTTTATAAGCATCTTTGTCTAATATTTTTGCATCTGTTGGCGCAGTAAAGACATTGGATGTTGTAACAATTATAGAACTATTGAAGGACATTCCTTTATCCTCAACAGCTGCCATATTTAACTTATAGTCCTTTGATCCAACAGTTTGCAAAAACTCAGACTCAACAGAGGGCTCTGTAACGCAGGCAGACAGATCATCCAATTGAACGCATGCCTGTCGCAGATATCCAGACCAAAAGGAGTCTCTGGCATTCTTTGCGTAAATATCATTAGGAGCATGACCATTCTCCTTCAATAAACGCCGGGACACATCTTCCATAAAGAGGGACTTACCACAGTGCGATTTCCCGTAAATATAAACCCAAAAAGGCTCACATCTTCGCCCCTCAAAAATTCCAGCTCTCGCACACTGGGCACGCACTTTATTAAGCTCTATCATCAGGGATGAAACGACTCGACCATAATCTAATGATGTTGTTCTTTTCGCCCCTGCTAATGTCACTTGAAGTGTGTGACCCTGGTATAAAAGGTGAGTCACTGTATCCATAAGAACAGGATCAGTGACTGCAACTGTTTGAGCCTCTAAAATCAACCGCTGGGATTTTTCTATCCATGGAACTATATTGACTTTAGTCATTGAAGATATTTCCCTAAAGAATGTATCTTTACGCCCTGTCATATAGTCCCAAGCATCTGCAATTCTATCAAAGCACCAACCTATGAATTCCTTCATAGCATCCTTACCCTTTCGGATTTGATCCAGTGCTTGACCATACTTACCAGCGTATTGTAAAGTGCCTAGTGGTGCACTCATAAGTCCATTCCCTAACGTTTCCATAATCCGCAAGGGAAACTCCAGCAGAGAAACAGCATTTGCATCACTGCCGCCATCAACGGTAGGAGAAGATCCTCCTATTACCCCAAAAATCAAAGCTCGAACAGTACCCATAAGAGTACTCTCAGCTTCATTAGTTGGAGCATAGACATTCCACCCCATCGCTAAAAGAAAACCTGTGATAAACAAGGCTGTTAACGGTCCTGCAACCGTCAAAACCTCGAATGATACCAAAAGTTTTTCAGCAAGAAACACAAGCCCAGCTGTTAATATCAATGCTAGAGCCCACCAGGTTGACTCAAACAATGCTTGGATCTCTATAGACATATTGGTCCACATTTTTGTGAACCACTCTTTCGCTGCACACCAGTAGTTTTCAATTTTAGCACGGGCATGCACGAAAGGAGCCAGAAAAGACCCTAAGCAGGAATCAAATTGTTGGCGGACTAATTTGAAAATAGTCTCACCAAATACTTGGGTGGCTTGGCCAACTGTATCAACCATAGTTGCTGCACAGGTTTTAAAACCTTCAACAGCATGATCAATAACATGTTTAG